GGGTGGCGTTGTTGGCGCAACTATGGGTCAGTCTGTAAACGACATCCAAACTCAATTCGGTAAAGTTTCTGTAAAAGCCGACAAGTTCTTTGATTGGGCAGAAGCTATCAAGTTGGGTAATGCCAAAACTTCTGATAAAGCACCGAACGCTCCTATCGCTGATACAACAGCTCCGGCAGCAGCTTTCGTTGATGCTAAAACGAAGTTCGGTACAGTTCACGCAGGTAATTACCTGTATGCTGTAACAGCTAAGAACCGTTATGGTGAAAGTGAACCTACTTTGTTGACCGCTGACGCTTTAGCAGTTGGTGCAACTCAATCAGTAGCGTTGAAGTTCAAGAGTGCAGGTTCTTCTGCATATCCTGAAACTTGCTTCGTTATCTATCGTACCGAAGTAAATCCGGTGTCTAAGGACATTGCTGATTTCTATCCAATTTTTGAAGTAAGCAAAACAGAGCTCGCAGCAGGATGGGACGGTGCAGCCGAAAACACTGTTAACGACCGTAACCGTTGGATTGCTGGATGTAAATCCGCTTTGATTTACTTCAATGGCAGCGAAATCAACGAATACCTTGAATTGGGTGGTACGATGAAACTTGACTATGCTATTGTCGGTCCTCGTCGTTCGTTCTCTGTATTGAACTACGGTTCTCCGGTATTGTATCAGCCAGGAAAAATCGCACGTATCATCAACATCGGTAAAATTGGACTTCCGGTTTAACCAATAAGATACGTATAATAATGACGGGGTGTGGGGTTTACCCCTACACCCCGTTTATTTTATAAACTAATAAACAAAAGAGATTATGAAATTATTTTATGCAAAGGTCGGCACACAAGTTGTCAACATTAACGGAACAAGAGTAAAGTTTGACAACTGCATTGCAGAAGTAGAAGACGCATTTGGTGAAGAAGCTCTTGCACTTGGACTTCCGGGATTGTATGAGGACGGAACACAGCCCGCATTTCAAACTCCTAGAGAGGTTGCATTACAAGCAAGTGCGGCAGACAGAGAAGAATTTTTGAACAAAGAACTTGGACGCCTGACTAACATTAAAGCAGCGTTGGAGCAACAGCTTAAAGAAGCCCAAGCGGAAATTGAAGTGTGGAAATCGGAGTATCAAAAGGAGCACGATTTACGCATCAAAGAAGTCGGTAGTAAGGGCGCACCTCAAGAACCTGTAACAGCACCCGCTCCAACGGAAGAAGCCCAAGCAGAGCTCACAGAAGAGGAAAAATTGCGTGCAGAATTGGAGCTGATGACCAAAGCGCAAATTTTGGAATTTGCTAAAGAGGCAGAAATTGACATGACGCCTATTGCGAACGGCAAAAAGCCGGAAATGATTAACTTTATCATGAAACAATCTAAAGGAGAATAATCGTTATGGGACAACTTACATTGACGATGAAATACCGCAAGAACGAAGGGATGATTTTAAGCCCGACAGAAATTTTTGCGATATACCTGTATGGAATTAAAATACAAGGCGGAGACGGCACAAGTTTCAGCCCCGAAAGTATGCGCTTCTATATACAGGCAGCGCAACAGGAAGTAGAAAATTATTTCAACTTGAAATTGCGTTATCAGTTCATCGCCCTTGAAAAGTTGACCTTTTACCGAGCCGACTATTGGCAGTCATTCCCTATATTATTCACAAACTACCCCGTTAACAGACCAATTTCGTTGACGGGGCGGTTTAACCAATTGGAGCAAATAAGCTACCCGACGCAATGGCTTACTAATACCCGTAACAGCTACGGACAGTATAAGCGTCGTGTGTCTATTGTGCCAACAGGAACAGCCGTTGCGACTGCAAATGCCGAAGTTATTCTTAGTGGATTGACCACGCAGTTAGGCAGTCAGCATTTCTTGATGATACCTGATTATTGGGATTTACAGTACATTACCGGATTTGACTTGGATAACATGCCTATGGATTTAATTAATCTTGTCGGCAAGTTAGCAACGTTCGGTCCGCTAGGTATTGCGGGAGACCTTATATTGGGTGCAGGTATTGCGGCTCAAAGTTTGGGCGTGGATGGTCTAAGCCAATCTATCAGCTCTACTTCCAGTGCAACTAATGCAGGTTATGGAGCACGTATAATTCAGTATCAAAAAGAGATTGCTGAGACGGTTAAGAAGATTAAACTTGTTTATGATGAAATAAAACTAGGAGTATTATGACAGGTAGACCGATTAATAGTAGCACCCCGCCCGATATGTACGGGCAACCGCAGGTTTATTTCAGACCCAAGGATTTTGACGCTGCAATATGGTCTCACGGGTATGACATTACCTGTGAGCAAGCTATTAGATGCCCGTGTCAAGGAGCTTCTGGAGCCCCTATGCCTGGATGCCAGAATTGTCACGGTTCAGGATACTTCTATGTCAATCCAATACAAACTAGAGCACTAATTACAGGGCTGAACCGAATTACTCAATACGTACAGTGGGCTCCCGAATTGATGGGAACGGCTGCAATAACTGTAAGGGATACGGATAAAGAGCTTATTAGCTATTTGAATCGTATTGTAGTAAATGATGAATATGCGTGGTTTACTGAATTAAAAGTAGCTCACACAATGATTGATGATATTGAGGCGGTGTTTCTTTCTTATGCACCAATAGAAATTGAGGCGGTGTTTCTTTATATGGGGGCGGATGTTCCTTTGTATAAGTTAGACCCAACGGTGTATGAGGTATCTCCGAACAATAAGTATTGTGTTCAATTTGCGGCTGGAAATGTGCCAGAGGGGGCAGGGG